TTACGTAATTGAATATCGCTTGACATGTCGGGCCAGGTGAAATCTTTAAATTCGTCTTTGTGATCATATGAGAATTGGTTTATAGTTCTTGTCTGTAAATCAATCTCTGATACTTTACGATAGTAACCGCCGTTGTTCATTCTGTCTAATGTATTGACAAACCCACCAAATGACATATTAATCATTATGTTCATCTTATCTGATTCGCCTTGAGGTGTTTGATCTACAATAGAACGAGTGTACATATACTTGGGCATAAGATCAGGGTCTTCAGGATACTCTTCAATCCAACGCTCAGTGTTTATGAAGTAATAACCGTCTCTATTCTCAAAGAAGCGATACATATTAGATGGGTAAGTAGCAGAGTAAGAGCGTCTAGCTAATAGATGCATTGCTTCTTCAGGCTTGTAATTAGGGATTACAATTGCTTGCTCACCATCAGTCTCATGGATTGTGATATCTTTCTTTGTACCAGTGTCTTCTGATTTATAGTAATCATCGAATAGTACTTGTACTTGTTCGTCTACTCTAATGTAGCGTCTACTACCTTCTGTGCCTTCTGCAATACAACGTCTGATATCATATCTGTCTGACCAGAACTTTCCGTAAGAACAAAAGTGAATAACGTATTCTAATACACTGTCATCATTATTAGCAACAGGCGCAATGTCTTCAATCGTGTATATAAATAAGTCTTCTTCACGCTCATTGTCAAAGAAGTCTTTATATACAATTTTTAATCTTTCTTGACCTCTGAGTGGGAAGTTATAGAACACACCAGTCGCATCAAAAATCTTAGCAGTACCACGAATGTTACCCTTTACCATAGACTCGGTTATATTCCAAGTATGAATAACTGGCTTCATCTCTATTTCTTTACCTTCTTTTGGAAAAGAAGATATTTTAAAAGAGATTAATTCGTAAGTTCCCGCTAATCTTTTTTCACTAGACATTCAATATACTCTTCAATTCAGTTTCAGTCTGGGATGAATACGCCTTATCAATCAAAAAGATGTGACGCTTATCCTCATTAATTAAAAATTCAAAATCATAATAGCGTAGTGGATTCCAATCACTTGATTGAAAGTCTGGGTCTAAACCAATGTTGTATGAGTCCTTGCTCAACTTAATATCACTATCGTCTACGTTAACATAGTATGCGATATTATCTGTGATACTTGCATTCTGTGTCCATTCGATAACACCTCTATCACTCAGTGTTGTTCCTGTGCTTGCTTCAGCAAGACTACGATACTTATCAGCAATAAACGGATCGATGTTTGATTGACCCATAGGCCAGTCATAATAAGGATCGATAACGTTATTCGCTAAGTAAACTAACCACGTGAAGTTCGCACTACCGTAATAGTGAAACGCAATCTCATCTGCCTTTTCGCCATCTTTGACTGTATATGGTAGAAACACTCTAGGGTCAGTCGCTACTTTTTCTAAGAAGCGTACACGGCGTGTTATATCTTTTACTTGCTTACCCTTGTAAGTTATCTCTGGAAAATATCTGAAATACTTTGGCATTGCTTATCCTTGAACGTTTACATCACCAGCGGTGTGAATTGATGCTTCTGTTAACTGCATTGTCATATTGATGAATGACGGCTTACCACCTTTGTTCAGTGTGATACCGTTTGGTGTATAATCTGTTGTGAAACTATTAATCATAGCTGGCTTAAAGTAATAGAAGTAATCCTGATCAACACCAGTAAAGAAAATATCTACAATACTTGGATACTTTAGAAGACCACGAGAAATAGCAGTTGTCCCTTGTCTATCATAGGCAGGCAACATCTTGCTACGAATATAATTAATAAGGTTCTTTAATGTCTCTGCTTCTCGTTCATTAGTAGGTGACATAGACCAATTGAATGTATGGGCTTTTAAGTTGACACCTTCGAAGCGAAGTGTTACGTGTGGATTAACTGCGGTACCTGTAGAGACATCAACAGCGGCGGCAACGCCACCAATTCCAATATCGTCTAATGCGTTACGACCAACAAATGCACTAGCAGTTTTTAGTGTAGATAGTAATCCACCAGTTGCTTGTTCAACATTACCTTCTCTTGCGGCACCATCTGCATTATTAAAAGCACCACCAGCTAGGTTAGCGGCATCAGCGGCGGCTCCTCTACCTTTACCAGCTAAAGCATCAGCGGCTAAAGCACCCATCGCACCTAATTCGAATGGGTTGATCTGTACAGAGTACGTGTCTTGTAAGTTAGAGGGAATAGGTAATACGACACTTGCATCTGTGTTCTTGTTTACCTTCTGCCCAATAACGCCAGCCGTTGGGTTATAGCTATAGTCTCTAAAAACTAACACCATATTATGTGCCGACTGTTTAGCGGGATAGACGTATCTACCTACTATATTGTTAGCGTTACGACTATTCGCCATAACTGTTTCTGGTGATTCAGCCATTCAAAAAATCCTTATAAATAGTTCTACAACTATTATTTATACGTAGGATCAAGATCGGTTTATTATGGCTAAGTATTATCAAGGCAAGTTCAAGCCAAAAGCGCCACAGAAGTATATGGGCGATCCCACTAACGTTATTTATAGAAGCGGATGGGAATTCAAACTGATGAGGTATCTGGATTCTCACCCCAAAGTTTTAGAATGGGGCAGTGAAGAATTGATAGTACCGTATCGCTCACCTATTGACGGAAGAGTGCATAGATACTTTCCAGACTTCTTAGTGAAACAGATAAATAAGAATGGGATTAAAGAGACGATACTTATAGAGGTAAAACCAAAAGCGCAGACTATACCTCCAGATATATCGAAGAAAAGCACTGGCAAAGGAAATGTGAGTAGAAAGTATATCAATGAGGTGAAGACTTGGGGTATCAATCAAGCCAAGTGGAAAGCCGCAGAAGATTACTGCAAAGATCGAGGATGGAAGTTTCAAATAATGCACGAAGGTCACTTAGGGATAAAATGATATGAATTATAAAGGAAACAGTGTCGAGTGTCTAACACAGACTAAAAAGCACCTCATTGATAAGCAGATAAAAAGGTCTGAAGCAAGTAAAGCAAAAGCATCTGCTGGTTATATCAATATGAGAATGGAACAACTTGCCGTTGAACGAGACAATCCACATAACAGTGAGATCGACTCTAAATGGTACAACAGAATAATTCAGGAGTTGGACTGGGCACAGCAAGCAATTAATAAGACAGCCCAACGAAACTGTTTTATGGAGAAAAAATAAATGTACGAATATAGAGCAAAACTAACCAAAGTAGTTGACGGCGATACAGTAGACGTTGACATCGATCTAGGCTTTGGCGTCTGGTTAAAAGATGAGCGTGTACGTATCATGGGTATCGACACCCCCGAATCAAGAACACGTGATAAAGTAGAAAAGGTATTTGGACTTGCATCTAAGTACAGACTTAAAGACTTACTAGCAAAAGATTGTACTCTAAAGACATTTGCCGCAAAAGATGGCGAAGATATGAAGGGTAAGTTCGGACGTATTCTAGGTGACTTCATTGCACCCGACGGTCGTATGATTACAGAGATTATGATTGAAGAAGGTCATGCAGTCAGATATCACGGTCAAAACAAAGCAGACGTTGAGAAAGACCACATGGTTAACAGAAACAGATTAATGGCAGAGGGCGTAGTAGATCCTAAAGACGTTCAAGAAGCCGAAGAAAAGATGAAGTAATATATGGCAATTCTATTTGACGAAATTCTGACTAAAGGTGTCCGTGCTGGACAAATACCTGCACGTGAGACTAAAGCACGTTCTTGGTACAGAGACACAGCACGAACATACACACGTGTCAATGAGCGTAAGCTCATGCGTGGCGATACTGATCGTCTTACAGCAAGACCTTTGGTTGGTCAGATGTACCTATTTAATTATGATGCCAAACACAAAGCAACACTACCATACTTCGATAGATTCCCATTAGTCTTTCCTTACAAAAAAGTAAAGGGTGGGTTTATGGGAATCAACCTTCACTACTTACCACTGACACTACGTGCGCAGTTGATGGACTCTCTATACGAAGTCTCTAGCAACACACGCTACGATGAGTCAACAAGATTACGTATTAACTATGACATTCTTAGCAACGCATCAAAGTTCAGATACTTTAAGCCTTGCGTAAAACACTATTTAACATCACAATTAAGAAGCCGCTTCTTGTACATCTATCCATCTGAGTGGGACATTGCATTGTTCTTACCATTAGAGAGATTCCAAGGCGCAAGCAAGTCTACAGTATTTGCGGATTCACGGAGAGCAGTCTAATGGCATTTAATATATCAGAATTTTCATCTCAAGTAAATACTAGAGGGATTGCCCAGACAAACCTATTCTACGTAAGAATTATATTAAACCCATCATTGAGTTTCTTAGATGAGAACTTTCCAAGTAGAGAGTTATCATTCTTTTGTCGTGCAGTAGCACTACCAGATATCGCAGTAGGTGCTACTCCATTTAAACCAAAAGGATTTGGACCATCTGAACAGCGACCAACTACATTCGACTATGCACCTATAAACACTGGCTTCATGGTTGATAGCGAGTTTGGTGTACAGAAGTTCTTTCACAGATGGATGCAAGAGATCGTAAACTATGATGTGTCAGGCGGATACTTTAGCGAAAGTCCATCTGCACTGCTACCATTTGAATTTGGCTATAAAGATGAATACGCATGTTCTATGGAAGTCATTCAGTATTCTGGACCAACAGAGAACAAGTTCTACACATACAAGTTTGGCAACGTATATCCAATCTCTATAGGATCGATCAACTTGTCTTGGGAGAACGCCGCAGAAGCAATGACGTTGCCTGTAACGTTTGCATTTGATGAGTTAACAGTAGATGGTACTGTTCAAGGAACTGTGACTGGTGGTGCAAGAGGCGTTAATGGTATTCTATCATTCTTATCATCACTAAATACTATAGGACAGGCTGTTTCTAATATACGCAAACCTAGAAACATCCAAGACGCTATTAACCAATTCACCAATATCAATACAATATTGGGTTCATTATAATTATATTATAGGAGTATATTATGCCTTTACCAAAGATTGACCAACCGTTATTCGAATTGACTATCCCCTCTAATGGTGACACAGTAAAGTTTAGACCTTTCACAGTAAAAGAAGAAAAGATTCTTCTGATTGCACAAGAGTCCAATGATATCGATCAGGTAGTACTATCGATTAAACAAATTCTTACTAACTGTATCCAAGATTACGATATTGCTAAATTAGCCGTGTTTGATTTAGAGTATATTCTGATTCAAATTCGTTCAAAGGCAGTTAATAACTTATTGAAGTTTAGAGTTTCAGATCCAGACACAGAAGAGATGGTTGACCTTGAACTAGATATCGATGAAATTGAAATTGTACGAAGCGAAGATCATAAGAAAATAATTCCAGTTACAGATACTATTTCACTATCAATGAAATATCCTTCAATTGATTTTATTAAAGTATTACGTCAAGGCGAAGATGCAGAAGATCAAGCTGGCGCAATGTTTGATCTAATGCGAGACTGTATTGATACAGTAGTCGAAGGCGAAGAGGTTTACAAGATAGCAGACTTTACAACACAAGAAGTAACAGATTTTATCGACACATTAGATGGTAATGTTTTAAACCATATTAAAGAATTCTTTGATACGATACCAAAGATGAGATTTGAGACGAAATATAAACTAGAAGATGGAACTGAGAAAACATTTGTAGCAGAGGGAACAGAAACTTTTTTTATCTAACGCTGAGTCATATAACTCTTGCATCGTACTATAGAATGGTTTTTGGCTTGGCGCAACATCATAAATATCAGATAAGTGAAGTTGAAAATTTACTACCCTTCGAAAGGGATTTATACTATGAAATGTTGATTGATTTCATTGAGACCCAAAAAGCAGAAGAGAACAGATAAATGGCAGAAGACAATACATTACAGGGAGTGATCGAAAGAATTCGAGCAGAGGGACAACTGACTCGAAATAAAGGCACGAACTCTGTAAAGGTTACTAATGATATACTGAAAACTATCAGTGTAAACATTGAAGGCATGTATAATGTCATGCAGACTAATCTGGCTCTTATGAAAGAGAGACTTGGTGATCAAGGCGATGATGATCTATTAAATCCTAAGGGTAAGCCAGCGCCAGTAAGTAATGATACGCCTGCTCCAACACAACAGGGTCCTGATATTGTAGGTGAAACTAAAAACACACTTGCTATATTTGGTGGACTAGGTATTATAGGCAAGGGTATCGCATTAGCACTTGGTGGCGCATTGGGTGTCATCTCTGGTCAGTATCAAGCAATCAAAACAGTTGCGAAAACGCTTACTCCTAAAGCTTGGACATCAAGCCTTGATGATTTAAAGAGTAGAACTAATACTAGAATAACTGCTTTAAGAACAGGTATCTCATCTGCTATAACAAGTGTAAGAACGAGTGTGTCAACAGGTCTTGCAAATGTGGGTGAGTTTCTAAAGATTAATCCTGAAAGCAATTTAGGTAAAACTATTGCAAAATTCAAAGCATTCTTTGCCCCCATCTCAGATATGATTAAAGGTGCTGGCGATACTCTAAAGGGTATTGTTGGTGGTGAAGGTAAAGGTCCTATGAGTAGAATTAAAAACTTCCTGAATATCATGAAGGGCTACTTTACAACTCTAGGTGCTAGTGTCTCTGGTATTGCAAGAGTTGTTGGTAAAATATTTGCTCCTATTGCTATCATCGTAACAGCATTTGATGTAGTTAAGGGTGCGATTGATGGTTACGCAGAAGGTGGTATTCTTGGAGGTCTACAAGGCGCAATCGATGGACTATTCACATCACTGATTACTAAGCCACTAGATTTATTAAAAGGCGCTGTAGCATGGGTCTTAGGTAAGTTAGGATTCGATGACAGTGCTGAAGCACTTAACTCATTTAGTTTTACTGAACTATGGACAGGTATGACAGACAAGATATTTGCTGGTGTCAAAGACGCTCTTAAAGTTGTCACAGACTTGTTTACATTTGGCGAAGAAGATAAGACTGCACTGGGTCTATTAGGTAAACTCACAGATATCATATATGCACCAATCAACATGGCGATTAACTTTGTTCGTGGATTGTTTGGTTGGAATGAAGAAGGTGCAGAGCCATTTAAATTAAACGATTATATTATAGAACAATTTACTGCTGGTATCACATGGGCTAAAGACGCACTTTCAGGTGTAGGTGAAACAATAAAAACTAAGTTTGGTGAACTATCAGAGTGGATAACAGGCATTCCAGATAGAGTTACTATGGAAGCTAAGATCATGTACACCAATCTAAAAGCTAAACTTAAGTCAGGCTTCTTAATGTTTGGTGAATGGTTTGCAAGCATTCCAGATAGAATTAAACTCATGGCATTAGAAACTATTCGTAGTTTGCCAGGTGGTAGATTGATTGTAGGTGCCGATGATGTTGCTGAAGCAAGAGCGACAGTAGATAACAGAGGCAGTGATATACAAGCGAGACTTCAAAAGGTAGAAGATGAACGTGTTGCTAAACTTGCTGAGTTAGATAAAGAAGCCACTTCATTACAGCAGAACAACGCTACAGTGAATAATAATGGCGGTAATACAAGTAACGCTACTACAAACAACTACTATAGTCAGACAGGAACGTCACAAGCATTAGACCCATCAGATCCAAGAGCATTCGCTTATTGATCTAAGAGAGGGGTGTCTACCACCCCTTTTTGATCCTTGTATCAAAGTAATATTGTTTACATTCTTTAACAGTCTCAGAAACACCTTCTTTGACTTCCTCTGCACATAACGCATTAAGCTTCTTTTGATTTTCAAAAGCACTGATAGCGCCTGCAATAACAATAGCAAAAAATACTATATTCATTTTACTCCTTGTAAAAGTTTGTGGTATAAAAAAAGGGGAGCCCGAAGACTCCCCTTTACGCTTAGATGAGAACGTTTAATCGTCAGCTAGACTTTTGAAAAAATCTAGGTCATCATCGTCATCGGTACTACCCGTTGACGGCAATGCTTCATCATAAGTTGGCGATGGAGCTTCACTCTGTGTAGGAGCTGTACGCTCTTTGAACTTCGGAGTGAAGTCCATCGCCGCATCGTCATCCTCGGCAGTCGTTGTGGGTGCGTGTTGACTGCCATCAAGTGCTAGAACTTTGTAAAGCTTGGCTTTAAGTTCAGAGTAAGACTTGAAGTTTTTAGGCTCAACGATTTCTTTAAGAGAGTGCTGGCTCTGCCATACTTTCTCTAATGCTTCATCATCTCCAGAAAGAGTACTAGTCTCTTCGAAAGAAGATGGTTCATAAGTGCGATACCCACCATCGCCATTACGACACTTGAGTTTGAAGTTAGCACCTTCCCAGAAATCAAATGGGTTGATTGGTGATTCATCTTCGAACTCTGGGTTCATTGCGGCATTCAACTTGTCAAAGATTTTCTTACCAAACTTGTACTTGAAGACTTGACCTTCGTTCTGAGGATTGGTAGGGTCTTTAACGACAAAGATGTTTGCGTGATAAGAAAGCCTACGCTTCTGCTTACGTGCAATCTCTTTGTTTGCGTCTACACCAGAATTCCACAATTGAGAGTTATACTCTGACACTGGATCATCTTGACCAATAGTAGTCAAAGAGTTTTCGATATACCAGCCACCTGGACCTTGAAAGCCATGATCGAATACTCGAACGAATGGCAAATCTTCTTCTTGTGGTGCTGGCAAGAAACGGATAATAGCATAGCCATTGCCTGCTTTATCGACTTCTAACTTCCAGTAGTCATCGTTTCTATTATTTGAGGTGTTGTTGTCTAGCTTTTGAAGCTGTGAATTTAGCTTATCAAAGCTTGATGAACGAGCCTGTTTAAGGGCGGCGAATGATGTAGTCATATGTATTCTCCTATGTATGACGGTTTATTTACGATTTATACGATGTATAGTATCATGTTTCGTTGTATTTGTCAAGTAATATTTTCCTCATTTTTGGTTTATCATAATCTAAGAAAGGTCTGTATTTCCTGACAAGTTTATTTATATCAGGAAATACAATGGTATCAGAAATATTCTTCTCCCAATGACCTATACAGTTTGTTATATCACAGATCATGACAAGCGTTTCAAGGCTAATATCATTCATCATATACAATTTTAACAGTCTTGGATGCTGACCATCGTGAACAACAAAGTTGTCATTGAAGTCATCATCGAGGTTAATTATATCAGATTTAAACTGATATGTCAAGGACTGTTTTCGCTTTATCCATTCTTTATAAATGGATTCGGCTTTATCATCTAGTAACTCACCTGCCCACGCATTAGGGTTTGCAAGCATGTTAGCTAGAATAATATCTTTTGCTTCCTTCTTCTTCGATAGTTTGTAGAAGAAGAATTTGTCTTTTCTGTTTTCGAAAGACATTGCGTTAGCTTTGACTTTGCCATTGTACTTGAAAAAGTCATAGTTCGAAGTGAAGTGTCTCTTCAGTGCAAGATAGTAAACATAGATGTCAAACGCATCTGTGGTGCTATACATTGACATTAAATTGGCAACTTCGCTTGTCGTTCTATCATGTTCAACTCCTCGGCTTCATCATGTATCTTTGCTTTCAGAACAGGCGACCTGCGAATAATTTCACCGACCACTTCAATCTCAACTTCGTTCTTCTCTGCATACTCAATAACCGCATCAATGTAAGGTATACCTGCTTTGATATACTCTTGTATTTCTCGCATAATTCGTTCTGAATTTAATTCTTTCATATGTCTAGTGCTTCCCTTATCTCCATTTTTTTGTGATCCCTGCCTATTCGATATGCATATAAAAACAACTGCGTTTCTTGCGAATTGTTTGTCATTGCAATATCACCAATATACACCATACCGTCTCGAATGTCAAGGCCATATGTGTTACCACGTACACCAGAGATTATACTCATAGAACTTGAAAGCCCATTGTCCAGTTTTCAGCCGCACTCTCTACGTAGTGAATTGACTTACCTGGAAATGATTTCTCGCTAACAAAGTTACCCTCTGGGTCATACAACTTCATCTTATAATCACTCCCCTCTTTAACGACTTCAGCACGTGCCCGAAAGCCTGCATCCTCTTTAAAATAAGTTGAGATTACTGTCATTGAAATTCTCCGTTGTTTGCTGTTGATATGCTATTATTATATCAGATGTGAGCGCAGTTGTCAAGCAAATTATAGTCCGTTTGGGACGATTATATAATGTATTGCTATCACTAGTGCAACAGATGCACCTAGCCCAATCATCATCTTTTGAAAGTCTCTTGCTACTAGAGGAAAGACAGACTTAGTTTTCATCTTACCTGTAAACGTTGCGATAGCAAGTTCACGCCCTGCAAGCATACCCACAAAGACCCATGTAGTTGACATAGGAACGTCATTGAGTTCTTTAAAGAAGTATAAGCAAACCCAGTAGAACAAGTCTATGAGCGTTGCACTGCGCACGTAGCGGGTGTTATGCTTCTCTAGTACGATCTGTTGTATCTTTCCTCCACGTTCTCTAAACATAAAGAATAGACCAGTTACGAATACAACTGATACTAAGATCATTAAATCGACAGGCACTTGTCTCGGTAAGAACACAGCAATGTTTGCCATATCGTGTGACAACCAAGTCCACCACAAGCCACCTGTTGCTACCCATTGTGCTATGCGCCAATAGTTTTTATGTTCATCTTTAACTGGCTTAGTCTCATCAAGTGTACGTGATACAAAGTACCAAACACCATATGCGAACAGAGCGGCAATACCATAACCCATGATGCTCTTCATCAACATCTTTTCTAGCACAAACGTACTTGCAAAAGCACTCAACACTAAAAAGGATGTTGACACTGGCACACCAAAGCGTGTAAGTACTACAAGTATTCCTGGTGCGGCGGCGTGATACCATTGAACATCTTGCCACGGGATTTTGTTTAATCTTCCGTAACTAATATCGCCACCGTTCACATGCCATCCATACCATAGCGTTGCTAGTAGTACAGCACTTGCGGCTAGCCATAAAGTTTTGTAATTGAATCTCTCATTGTTTGACGCCATCCATGTACCGAGAGTTTGTACTGAGTCGTTGGCGATCACCGCATAAGCGGCTAGAAGGAACCCGATGAGGCTCCAGATAGTTAGTAGTTCCATTTCATTTCTCCTTGTTTGCAGGCTTTACCCCTGCGCTCACATCATTATGTATTAATTACAAATAAAGGGGCAAGTTTCCTCGCCCCTTGTTTTACTCTTTACTTTACTATACTTCTTAGAAGTTGAAGGATGCACCAACTGCTGGTGTGAACTCTTCACTATCAAGGTTGTACGATCCTTCTGCGTATAGACCCATGCCATTGATTGTAGTTGTATAACCACCACCAATATTTTGCATCATGTCGCTATCATCACCGTTGACGAATGCTGTCAAGCCCATAGCAGTTACATCAGCTTCAAAGCCATATGTTTCGGCTTCTACTTCGTATGTACCTGTTACACCGAATCCAAATTGATTCAATGCATAACCTGCATGTGACAAGATAGTCATCTCTTCGCTATCCATGTTGTAGTCGATACCTGTACCGATTTCAACGCCACTGGTTGCTAGTGAGTATGTTGCTTGTACATTCTCTACATCTGTGATGTCTGAAGTTACGTCTGTAAGACCTACTAGTAGACCTACGCCTGCTACTGACACTTTAATGCTTTCGCCATCATCATTTGGGTTAGCAAGTGTTGTTCCACCTACGCTATCAGTTTTACCACCGAAGTCACCCAATAGATCACCTTGATCTCCATAAGAAACAGCAACGCCAGCTACTACAGTACCTAGAGAATAGCTGTCTACTTTTACAGCATCGCCATCTGCGACTAGACCGAGACTTGCAATACCAGCTGGTGCTGACATGCTAATATCGATTGTTGTGTCTGCCACCATTTTATCGCTGGCATTCTGTGTAAGGTCTAGACCCAACTCTACATCCAAGTCAGCGGACATTGCTGTTCCCGCTAGTGCGAATGTTGCTACTGTTGCAAGTAGTATCTGTTTCATTTAAAAATCCTTTCCTATAATTGAAACTTAAAGTGCGACTTTTCTGTTGCTAAGTAAGTCGCCAACTCCCTGTGATTATGCCGCTAGGGCGAATCCAGAAGGTGCTATATTATCATTTGCACTTATTGATTTTGACTGTCTAACGTAAGTCACCACGGTAATCTACTCTTATCTCTACAAGTCTGTCGATTCCTAATTCAGCCCCATCAACTATACACTCAGTAAATGTATACTTGGTGGAGCTGTCGGGATTCGCACCCGAGTCCAGTCCATGCGTTGATTTGTATCAACAATTACAAGTCTATTTATAACATATTTGCTACTTTTTGTCAAGTGATTTTTTCTTGGGTTTATCTTCGTGCTTTTCTTGCAACACTTTTTTACCGAAGATAGCATCCCAACCGTCTGCGTATGATTTCTGATCTACGCTTCTAGGCTTATCGCCTTTACCACCGTGCCATTGCTTACTCATTTAGTTCTGGTATCTCTGGGAATAAACAATGCTCTACAAAGTTATCTACATCTTCTTCACTCAAACCCAAAGACTTCATTACACGTGGAGTATGTGGATTCTGTTTCTGAAAATGTGCATAACGATTGTGTGCTTTAATCACTAAGTTCTCTTGTGAATTTCCAATGTAACGAGGAAGCTCAAATAGAAAATGATCTAAGTTTGTTTCTACGATGCCCGACAGTTGATCGATCTCAAACGTGTCTCTTACATTACCAGCGGCAATAATATCATCACTGAATATTGCTTTACCCCAAGGCGGCATCTCACGTTCACGCTTCCAGTTTAGTTGCTCTGCTTCTTTAGCAAAGTACTTGATCAGATCGTGTTCAGCATTAACGCTTGGTGAGAAGTCATGGAATGCACCAGTAATCTTATTCTTACCTGCAATTACATCATACCCAAAGATAGGCGCATCGCTTGTAAACGTAGGGAATACGCATACGTGCATCATCCACAGACCTTTAGTGTCTCTTACATCTACTACATCAACGTGCGCTCTACGAAAGTATGGTGATTGCCATACACGATTGACCCACCCATTCTCTGGTTGATTAAACTCTTCCATTCCCGGTTCGTCATCTTCCCAGCCAGCTTCATCGAACTTCTGAATAAACATATCTTTAATATCAATAAGTCTATCCCAGATCGATGCCTCTTCTTCAACGACTAACATTCCGTCAGCCCCTAGTTTTACCTCGCTCATACTAACTCCTCAAAAAGTCTAATAGCGTATTCAAAACAGATATTGGCTTCGGGTGCCATATCGTCAATTAGCAATTCACGTAAAGATGCTTTCAGATTTTCTTTGTCTTCAAATTCGTACATCAAACCTGCGCCTGGTACTTTCTTTGAGATCATCGCCCCACCATACATATCACCAAAGTGGCGTACATACATATGTGCTGTTAAAGCATCGAGGTCTTCGGCTTTCTGTAAGTTCTCTATGTGAGTTGCATACTCTGCTGTTGTTCTACTTATCGTAGCTGGATCAAAAACAAACCCATGTTGCTCTTCTAGTTCTTGCATATCTAATCGTATACGACTAGCACGAAACACGCCCCAATAGCTTGTAGGAAGCCCGCACGTGCGTAGACCTGCTTCTAATATGTTGTACATATAGAATTGATTAGTGAGATATCTATAATAGAGTTCTGGCTCTATCTTCCCACTCATTAAGATTGAAGCGAATTCTCTTCGTTCAGCCTTCTTGTGGTTCTCCCACGTTAGTTCTTTCAAGTTCATGTTCTCTTATTTCTTTCCTCAGTTGGCTACTGGAGACGCTATCAACGTCTTCATATTTTATTAAATCAAAATCTGCGTTTGATCCGCTTATCACATTTGAAATACGAGGGACTTGCATAACAATGTAATCACCGCCCAGTGTAAAGCCTTCATGCTCTAAAGATGCTCTAATTAGATGTGCGGTTTCTTCGAAGTTATAGATAACGTCATCAGCGTCTTTATCTAACGCCTGACATAGAATGGTAACTTGACCATACTCTTCGATTGATTTTTTGAATATACTTATGTGACCCTCATGCCAAGGTTGCCATTTTCCAATGAGCAATGCAGAGGGTTTATTTGTATTAAATTTCTTCATCATATTCATCCTATAAAGTTCACTTGCTACGACCAGTTAGTTTATCTAGTCTTTTTAGCCTTCTCAGATTTAATCCATTTCTTGGCTACAGCATTATCTGGTTCTGCATTCACAAACTTAGTGATCTCTCTATAGGCACGGGTAGTTTCTTTTTGATAGTCTTTGC